TGGCTGTAGTTTCTAGGTTTGGCGATATTGGCTCGCGTACCGCTGCGTATGCTATTGCCGATTTGCTGAAGCGGGCGATCCCGCTGATGCCGCTGGAGAAGTTTGCTCAGGCGGCGATCATCCCCACCAACCAGACGACCACGGTCAAGTGGCGTCGCTTCGAGCCGCTGCCGGCTACCACGACTCCGCTGACTGAGGGTGTGACTCCTGCGGGCTTCACTCCGACGGTGACGGACGTTACCGCGACGCTGGTTCAGTACGGCGCCTACATCGGCCATTCCGATGTCATCATGGACGTGGCGACTGATCCGGTGCTGGAGCAGTACAAGCAGATTCTCGCTGCTCAGTGTGCTGTTACGCTGGAGACGGTTCGGTATAACGCCCTGCTCGGCGGCACGAACGTGTTCTACTCTAATGGCTCGTCCCGTTCGGCGGTGAATACGGCGCTGTCTGAGACGTTGCTGCGCAAGGTCGCTCGTCATTTGGCGCGTTACAATGCTCGCCCGATCAATCAGATCACGGCTTCTACTCCGTCTTATGCGACGCAGGCGACTGAAGCGGCGTATATCGCCTTCATTCATCCTGATCTGGTCCCTGGCATTCGCGGTCTGAGCGGGTTCATTCACGCGAAGAACTACGGCACTGCGACTCCCTACGAAGAAGAACTCGGTACGTGGGAAGAAGTGCGTTTCATCAAGTCCACGCTGTTCGCTCCGTTCCTGGGTGCAGGCGGTACCAAGGGCTCAATGATCGGCGCTGGCTCGGCGGCTGACGTGTATCCGATCGTGGTGATCGGCCAGGAGGCGTTTGCTTCGGTGGTCCTGCGCGGCAATCCGACGGGTGGCATGCGCACGGCTGATCACTCGGACGTGACCCCGGTTGATCTGATCGTGAAGAACCCCGGTTCGGGCGGTGCTGAGGATGCTCTGAATCAGCGCGGTTCTGTTGGCTGGAAGTCTATGTTCACGGCGCAAATCCTCCAAGACGCTTGGATGGTTCGTGTCGAAGTCGCCGCTACCGAGCTGTAAGGAGCACTGCCATGTCGCATGCTGATTCTCAGACTATCGTCGGGTGCTTCTCGGCGGGTGGGCTCGCCATCAATGCCGGTGGTGCCGCTACCTGCAAAACGGTCAACACCGTTCAGATCATGTATAACGGTAAGATGAAGGCGGTTTCCGCTTTCACGGCGCAGGCGTTCCCGTCGTCGCCGTCCCTGCCGGTGCAGCCTGTTAGTACGACGTATTACTACCTGGTTGCGATCAAGTGGTCTGACGCGTCGAAGCGTATCTTTGGGCCCACTGAACTGCTGAATTCGTCTGGCACGAATGTCGGGAACAACGTCATGGGCTCGGCGGCGATTACTTCTCGTCTGCCCCGTGCGCCTGAAGGTTTCGTCCCGGTCGGTGCGATTAGTGTTACCACGGATTCGTCTACCACGTTCACGCCGGGCACTACGGCGCTGGACGCGGCCGGTCTGACGGTGACTTACACTGACCTCGCGGGTATGTACCCGACGTTCAAGGAAGCTCTGTAAGAGCATGGGGGCTTCGGCCCCCATTTCTCGGAGGCAGTATGTACGATCAGCCTATTGTGCAAATTACCCGTGCTGAGAATGGGTACTCTCTTCGCGTGCTCGTGCCTGAAGAAGAGTCTGAAGATGATTCTTCGGAAATGTCGATGATGGGCTGCTGTGAGTACAAAACGGCGGTATTCAAGACGGCGGAAGAAGTCGTTTCTTTTCTCGGTGCGTTGCTTCCTGCATACCCTGTTGAAAAACCTGAACCTGAAGAAGCTGATTTCGATACTATGTTTACTCAGGCATTACGAGGCTGATACAAATGACTGACGAGCTTGATCTTCTCTCTTCTACCCCGGTTAATCTTATTGTTCCCGTGCAGACGGAGATTGATACTACTCCGCGCGTTGCGCCGCCTCCGACGGGTAAGAAGAAACGGCTTATTATTGCTTCTGAGTATGACAAGCCGAATACTCGGTTTCTGAGTATCAACGGTGTTGCCAAGCTCGTACAGGTTGATCAGGAAGTAGTCGTCGAAGAAGAGTATATCCGCATGCTCGCTGATGCTACTCGCCCGATGTCTCGACAAGTGCGCGGTGATCAAGGCAACGTCGAAATGCGCATCACGCCTGTCCGTGCCCACGGCTTCCAAGTGCTCGGGGATGCTTAATGGCCTCGCTCGCTGATTTGGTCGAACGTACTCGCTTTGAGTTGTTTGAATCGGATTATGCCGGGCTCTGGACTGATGATTATCTGCGCGCTCGATTAAATGAAGGGCAGCGCACGTTTTGTAAAGATACGGGATTTTTTGTTGATCGCAGCACCTTCACTGTTCCTGTCGTAGCCAGTGAAGTTGACTACGCGCTTGACACCCGTATCATCCGAGTGCTAGAGGCTCGCGTATCTGGAGCCTCAACTCCTCTTGTTTGCCTAGACTACTCGGAATACGTGACGGCTAGTGCTGATACCAGCTTAGAAGCCGATGTCGTGCAAGCATGGACGACCGAAGCTGAAATGGACACGTTCACTGTGTTTCCTACGCCTACGGGAGACGTTACGATACAGCTTCGCGTGTGGCGCTATCCATTGGACGAAATGGATAGTACGCATGACTCTGAAATCCCTTCTCAGTTTGATGAGGCACTTGTTCATTGGGCTTGTTATAAAGCATTGATGAAGCATGATGCTGAAATTAGTGATCCGGTGAAAGCGCAGAATCATCTTGCAATATACAAGTCATATGTGCTGGAAGCTAAGAACTATGTTATGCACCGGATGCGCACTGCCCCTGTTCTCGGCGTAAACCCCTCGTATGTATGGTGAGCAATGCCGACGCCCTCCGATCGAGAGCTTTATGCGATAACGCACTTTGGGTATGGTGTTAATAATGTTATCGACTCGGCTGCTTTAGAAGCAGAGCAGATCGGTAATACTAGCACCTACAAAGTCGCGTTGCGTGAAGCTGTCAACTTCGATCTAGGGCGCGATGGTTCGCTTGTCCGTAGAGACGGGTATACGCTTCTCCAATCTGGACGCACTACGTCATTATGGAGTGACGAGCGGCTCACTTTCGGTCTATGCGTGCGAGGCGGGTATCTGTACTCGTTAAGCGAGTCCGGCACACTTACGCAATTAACGTCGGTTACAACTGAGCAAATATGCTGCACGTATCTGAATGGAGTCGTTTACTGGTCTGATGGAGTTCGTAGCGGTAAGGTACTGTCTGCCTCCCAGTGGGCTTATTGGGGTCTGCCGGTTCCACCGGCGCCAACTCTGACGGCTTCGTCAGGTGGGGACTTAACTCGTGGCACGTATAGGGTTGCGGTTACTTGCGTCACGTCAAGTGGCGAAGAGTCGGGCGCTATCGACTTCACAGAAATTGATATTACGGATGGGCAGAAACTCACTGTTACGGGTATCCCGACCTCCGGTCGATCCGACGTAGCTGCATTTAATCTATATGTGTCATTGCCACACGGTGAGACGCTGTATTTCTCTAAGCGGATTGATTTAGGGCTTGGGTCTACAGTCGTTTTACTGGATGATCTGAAGAAAGGTGTAGAGCTTAGGACACTATATTTGCAACCGCCTGAAGGTTGTGCTTTCGTCTCTGCACAGTTCGGTAGAATTGTTACGGCCAAAGACGATTACATTACGTTGTCTGAGCCGTTAAATTATAACTTGTTTAACTATGCTACGAGCACGATCCCACTTGACTCTACGATTACCGGGATAGAACCAACTTTAGACGGCTGGTATATCGGAACCGAAAACGGTGTGTATTTTTTGCAAGGGACTAATCCGCTAGAGACCCGTGCGATTCGACTTGATTATGCTGGCGTCGTTCGCGGTACGATGCGCCGAGTAGCGCGTAAGTATAGTAAGGATAAAGGCCAACTTTGCGTCTACTGGTTAGGCACAAACGGATTATTTTATCGCGGCGAAGCAAGCGGAGCCGTAGTGCCGTTAGCGGAAAATCGTTTCAAAGCCGGTGAAATGCTTAGTGGTGCTACACTAACTCGTCAGACTCAGACGGGTAGGCACCTGCTTTTTTCGCTAGTACCTAAGTCTACTGATGCTGAACGCGGGCTAACACAAGAAGTCCCTGACTTAGCTACTTTTGAACTGACAGGGCGGTTTACTACGGCTGCTACTACTGTTGACGGAGAACTTGAATGAACGTTCTTCGTCGTGGTGGTGTGTTCATACAAGCTCCTTTTAGGGGGCCGCTTGCGCCTGTTTATTTAGAAGGTGCCACTACTACTGAAGCAGTTACGGTTACTGCATCACTGCGAGTAGTGCCGTATATAGATGCAGCTTTCACGACTGAATCGCCGACTGTTTCTGGTAATATTGCAGTTGGCACTAATATAACTGGTGCTTTTACTGCCGACGCAGTTGCCGTCGCTGGCTCCCTTATTCAGAAGAACACAGTAACAGGCGCGTTTACTACTGATGTAATCACTGTTGCTGCAAACCTATATCTAGTTCCCAAAATAACGGGAGCGTTCACTACTGATGCTATTACAGTAACGACGATTACGCCGGTCACTTATGCACTCAGCCTTGATCATGAAAGTTTTACCGAATATTGGAACTACGGCTTCAATTCGTATGCGCGAATCGGCGCTAATTATTTTGCGGCTGATTCATTAGGGCTATATCAACTCGGTGCTAATACCGATAACGGTACTCAAATTCCCGCACACGCCTTAACAGATATGCTTGAACTTGGCGTCTCTAGTATGAAGCGTGTGCCTCGCGCCTACTTAGCATTCACTTCAGCGAATGATGTGCAAGTGTCTGTATATACTTCTTATGATGGGCTGCGACGCAGCGAACCTTTCACCTTGTCGGTTCCTACGGCTGAAGTTCTTAGACAGGCGTGCGTCCCTCTGTCTCGGGGGCTTGCTTCTCGCTACTGGCAGTTCAGAATTGGAAACACGTCAGGGGCCGCGACCGCGATCCAAGTCTTCGCTCCCCACCCGAACCGTTTGACCCGGAGGATTTGAAATGGCTGTAGGCTTCGCTACTTCACTGCGCACCAACCGGGCGACGCAGATTCTCAACGCAATGGACGCCGGAACGACTGGCGCCAAGATCAGACTGTACAACGGCACTCGCCCTGCTACGGGCGGCACTGTGACGACGTTGTTGGCTGAACTGGTCTGCTCCACGACTTCCGGGACCGTTACTAACGGCGTGTTTACGCTGAGCGCGATCACGCAGGACTCGTCAGCCGACGCGACGGGTACAGCAACATGGTTCCGCATCGTCGATTCTGACAATAATTTCGTCATGGATGGGTCCGTAACCGCTACTGGTGGCGGCGGTGACATTACGATGGGTTCTGTGTCTATCATCGCAGGCGTAC